TTACCTTCTTAAAGTTTATGGAAGCACGCCGTGCCCTAGGTGTTTGGGGATTAGAGCCTAGTGAACTAATAATGTTTGTTAGCCAAACAGCCTATTATGATCTACTAGATGATACAACTTTCCAAAGCACTGATAAGATCAGTGAAGCACGTAACACACTATTAACAGGACAAGTTGGTTTAATCGCCCAAACTCCAGTTATTGTTACTGCACAGTTAACAGGCGTAGCAGCTACAGACCCACTAGCTGTTCTAGTTAACCCACGTAACTTTATTGTTGGTAACCATCGTGCTATGCGCATGGATACAGATGACGAAGTTATTAATCAGCGCCGTGTACTAGTTGCTAGTATGCGTATTGCCCTAAGTCGCCTAACCAGCAATGAAGGCAGCGGCGTTATAGCAGTTCGTTACGTTTAATTTTTAAACTAGGCAGGGCTCACATGAGCCCTGTTTCTAAAGTACAACGCGTTGTACTTTAGAAACACAGGAGGATTTATGGCTGACTTAATTACCAAGTCTGAATATAAAGACTATTTGGGCATTACAACAACTAACAAAGATGATGAAATTGAGTTGTTAATACCCAAGGTTAGTCAACTAATAAAAACCTACTGCCGCAGAACTTTTATAGACCATTTTGACGAAGAAAAGATCGAATACTTTGATGGCGGATTTAATAGATTTATACTAAAAGAGTCACCACTAGTTACAGTATTAAAGGTTAGTAAAAGCATAGACTATGGTCAAACTTATACAGATTTAGTAAAGTTTACAGATTGGGTAGAAGATGGTGATAGTGTGCGCGGTATTAATAGTTATCAATGGTTTCCAGAATTAATTCGTGGATATAAAGTACACTATTTTGCTGGATATGAATTTACACCAGAAGATCTCAAACTAGCAGCACTTGACCTAGTAGAATACTACTCAAAGAATAACAGTGCTGTACACGTAAACCGTGATGTTACGCCCAATGTAACACAAATACAATATGTAGCTAGTACAAACTTTCCAGCGCATATTAAGCGTGTACTAGACCAGTATGTAGCGGATTATGCATAATGACTGCAGAGGCGTTTAGAAATACTGTTAAAAAACTACCAGAATTAAAAGATTGGTTTTATGACGAAAAGAATTCTAGGGGCATACTACACGAAACGCGCGCTAGCAACAAAAATTTTATAGACACTACTCGTGTAGACTTTGTTCTTACTAAAGATCAGTTGGTTGAAGTACTTGGAAATGAAACTACTGCTAACGCTATATTTGATGCAGTAAGAACAGATAATAGCGATCCTACAGTAGAGTATCGTCGCGGACGCAACCAGGAAACTATAATATTTCGTGATGTAAACTTTCGCAGACTTAATACAACTATTGCAGGGTATTTACAAAACATAGCTGAAAGTGCTGGTTTGCAGGGCGTAGTACAGGCAGAAGCTATTGAAGCTGAACGCAGTTTGCGAAAATACGATAAAGGCCATGTTTATGGTTGGGCAAACACCTTAGTAGAGCGGACCAGAGAAAGTATATCAGAAAAACTTAGATCGCGTAGTGTTCCGCCCGAGCAACTACAAAAAGAATTAGATGCATTAAATAATTTTATAGACAGTTTACATAATTTGCTAGAGCAATATGATGAAGCTGCCAGTGGAATAGCAGATATTAAAGCAGATGTATATGCTAGATATAGAAAAACCAGCACAAACTGGCTAATTACTTGGCAAGGAGCCGCAGAGCAACAGGCAGGCGGCGGTAAAGTTGGTACAGCTCTAGGCAAAAGCAACAATGTAAATGTTCGTGGATTTCTAAAAAATGTTGTTTTAGGTTCAAGTGATAAATTAATAGAAGATGCCTTAACAGGCATGGTAGAAAGTTTTGTAAAAGAAGGTATTGCTCAGCAAGGTGCCAATAATTTGCTGCAACTTAAAAGTTCGCCACCAATCTTAGATATGATTGTAGACGACTTAGCAGCAGCACTAACGGGCAAGCCTAAAAAGTTAAAAGCACAATATGTTGGCGAATTACCTAGCCTAGCAAAACTACCCGTTAGACGGGTTATTAATAAAACTAAAGCTAAAGCCAGTGCTAAAAAAGCGCAAGCTGAGTTAACAAACCTAAAAGGTAAAGTACGTCGAGCTAAAGCCAAGCTAAAACAAGCAGTGCTACCACTAGCAGAAACTAGTTTATTGTCACTAACTAATTTAATTAATTTAGGTTTAAGCGAACAGATTAGACAAAATATGGGCACAGGCGATAGCCGCAATGTGTTAAATTACAGAACGGGTAGATTTGCAAATAGTGCTAGCGTAGAGCGTCTAACTATGAGCAAGCAAGGGATGATAACAGCATTTTATACATATATGAAAAATCCATATGCTACTTTTAGTGTAGGCGGCCAACAACAGTTTCCTAGAAGTCGCGACCCTAAACTGCTAATAGCTAAGTCAATTAGAGAACTAGCGGCAAAGCAAGTTAGCAACCAATTAAGGGCTGTACAAGTATGAGCAGAAGAATAAGTATAGTAAAAGCCCTGGCAGAACAATTTAAAACCATAGACGGTACAAGTCCCTATAACACTGATCTACAAGGCCTATGTTTTGCTAAACTAAAATTTTGGGATGAAGTCAACGACTTTCCCAGTGTATATTTAAGCACAGGCACTGAATTGCGTGATTATTTGCCCGGCGATTTTGCCTGGGGTATGCTGCGTGTATGTGTAAAAGTGTATTGTAAAGGTGAAGACACCGCACAAGATCAGCTAGAACTACTACTAGAAGACCTAGAGCGCTGTATAGATACTAGTCGTCAACTTGTTTATGATTCAGCCAATGGTTATACAACAACAGAAATATTAATAGACTCAATAACTACAGACGAGGGTTTGCTAAACCCCTATGCGGTTGGTGAGATTAACTTACAAGTCCGTTACCAGATTATGTAAGCAACCGTGCTAGTTTGCTGATCACAGATAAATATCTCGTTAACGCAATGTGGCACCTAATAAAGAGGAAGTGAGATATGAGTTTTAATTTAATTCGTAACGCGCGCATGTTCTTTACAACCAATGTGGACGTAAACACAGGTGTTGTAAAAACAACCGGTTTTACCGCTGCAAATACTAAAGAAATTCAGGTACTAGATGGCCTAAGCTTTAGTCAAGCTACAGGCAGTGAAACTGTAACTATTAATGAAGCCGGTGATGCTCCTATTCGCGGTCAGCGCAGCTTTAATACCAGCCTAGAACCAGTTGAGCTAAGTTTTAGCACCTATATTCGCCCATTTTTCCAGGAAGGTAGTACTAGCCTCACAGCATTCGATCCTGACGACTTAATAGATGCTGAAGAAGATGTACTGTGGAACGCATTTGCTGCTGGTTATGTTAATGGTGTAGATGAAAATATCGCTAGCGCAGCTAATGCCAGAGCATATGCTACACCTGGTACAAATCCAGTAACTGCTACTGGTACCGCAGGTTTTAAAGCCGCTTGGTATCAAGTAAAAGGGGGTACTAGTACTGGTAATGCACCCTATAGCGTTGTAGAATTTGTTAATAGCGGTAAGAATCAAATGGTTAAGTTTGGCGTTATTATTACAGTAGATGCCAGCAGCTATATTATTGATAATTGTGTGTTAGACCAAGCAAGTATTGACTTTGGCCTAGATGCAATTGCTACTATTGCTTGGACAGCTCGTGGTAGTACACTACGTAGTGTAGCAATTACTGCAGACAAATCTAGTCCAGTAGCCTTTAGCGGAACATACTTTACCGCTGGTAGTAATGTAGCAAAAGCTAAGGTAACCACAGCACCTTTCTTAGCTAATAAACTAAGTCAGATTACTATTACTAGTAACATTAGTGGTACCGCTGGTACAACATATGACTTAGCACTAACAGGTGGAAATATTACTTTTAGTAATAATGTTACCTATTTAACACCTGCTAATTTAGCTACTGTTAATAAACCATTTACATACTTTACTGGTACGCGAGCAGTTAGTGGTAGTGTAAATTGCTACTTACGTACAGGTGGTACTAATCGCAGCGCTCAACTACTTGCTGATATGTTAACAGGTAGTGCTACAGACGTAGAACCAGATTTTCAAATTGAACTAAATATTGGTGGAAATAGTACTGCAGCTACTCGTGTTAATCTGTTACTACCAGCTTGCGTACTTACAATCCCAGCTATTAACACTGAGCAGGTTGTTAGTTCAACAATTAACTTTACTGCTCAAGGTTATAGTGGTAGTGACTTCGCAATTGATCAAAGCAACGAAGCAAAAATCACCTACTTCTCAGCTAGTACAACCCCATAATAGTTTTACCAAACAGGGGGCTACTAGCCCCCTATAACAACCCACAAGGATTAACAACTAATGAGTCAACTGTCGTTAAAAAGCATGCTTGTTCCCAGCAAGGAAATTACTGTAGAATATCCTGGCATGCCTGGTTTTGAAATTAACGTAAGTTTTTTAAGTCGTGAGACACTACAAACTATTCGTAAAAAAGCAACAAAAACTACTTTTAAAAATCGTCAACCCGTTGAAGAATTAAACGATGACTTGTTTTTAGAACTATATGTAAAAGGTAGTATTAAGGGCTGGCGTGGCCTAAAATTAAAATACCTAGAACAATTAGCGCCTGTTGATGTTAGTGATCAAGATGTTGAAAGTGAGCTAGAGTACACAGAAGAAAATGCACTATACTTGATGAAAAGTTCCACAAATTTTGATAGCTTTATTAGCGAACAAGTAACAGACCTGGGAAACTTTTCCAAGAGCAAG